CGGTAGAAGGCTGCCCAGTGAAATCACGATCATTTTTGTTCAATGCACCCGACCAGCGAGTAGAAATCCACTTGCCAGGTATGATTGGCTGAGCCTCAACGCCGGGATAAGAAAGTTGACCAATGCCGACACCAATCAGTTCAGCATGGTCACTCGTCTCAATAGCGGTGGAGTAGCCAGCAATGTTCAAAGGATTCGTGTAACACATCATGCGAAGTTCAGCTGCAATCACACGAACTTGACTGAGTGAAGAAGTTGTACCCCAATCGGAAGTGGCAAACATGCTATTTGAGTTCGTAACGGTGATACCGGTGCCTGTATTGGCAAAAGTGCTGCCGACAAAAGCAGTACCGGAAGTAGAAAAACCAGTAGAACCGTTATTGGAAAGAAAAGCAAGAGGGTTGAGCATAGCAAAGCCATTGTATCCAGTCCCTCCAGTACCATTTTGCATCGAAGTCTTAGCAAGACAACGGAAAACAGTACTAGGAAGAGCATACACATCAGGCCGACAACCCAAAGGGCCATCACGAGGATTCAGCAAACAAGCCAAATAGTCCCAGGAGCAATCTTGAACTTCTGCACCGGGACGATACGTGGACAATCGCATTGAAGGAGCAGCGGCGTTAGCAGAACGTGCACGACGCTGAACACGAGGACGGCGACGGCGATTTCGACGTCGACGAGCAGGACGAGAAGGTTGGGCAGAAGTATTGGTAGCAGAGTTACCACGAACAGTGTAACCAGCAATTTTACCACTTTTGCCACGAGCCATAGATCTTGATTGTAGAACAAGATCCGGGAAAGGTTTATAAACCGGCATATCGTTTCGCGCAGCCGGTTTACCATAACGAATTTCATACAATCGATCAAACTCGGGAAGCTCAGGAAGATCCAAGTGAAAGAAATGAACAATGGAATAATAAGCACGAGAACAAATGGACGCGTAGAGAGGATCTTCAAATAAGTCCAAATAAAGAGAGGCTAAACGGATAGCACGAGAATCAGGGTCAAGACGCTGCGTCCAAAACATGGCGCAATAGAGCTTACGCTCGCGAACAGTCAAACGACCGTTTTTATAATGACAACCACAAAACTCCATCTCCTCAGGACCACCAAATACAACATCCTTTAAAGTAACACCATAGTCAGCAAAAGAAGAAACTAACAAGTCTCTAGTTAAACGACAATTAATGTAAGTATAATTACCGTCGTCACCAACCGCACGCAAAATAAGATCAACACCGATGTTACAACAACAGTGTTTAAAATTAGCGCGAGCAGCAAGCAATAACTGAACAAAGCAATTAAGGATGAGAGTAAGAAAACCACCAGAAGCGTTTCCACCATCTTTCAAGTACACGTTACCCATAGAAGAGACAAGCATACAGTAAATAGTTTCAATCACGAGAACATGAGCATTAGGACGTTGAGCCCCAGCTAAAAGTACACAAGCTGCATAATAAAGTATAAGAGGTATAAGACTGGTATCATATTTCTTCGCATCTATAGTAGAGTTACGAGCACCGAGTTTATCAAAAACTCTCTCAATAACACCACCATATTGTTTAGGAAAACCAACAAAGATAGGATGAAAACCAGCCGTGTAAAACAAAATGTCACACAAACCACCAAAAGTCATTAAGCAAGCAAGATAATGTTCAATCGGAGCGACAGTAAAAAGACGAGTATCGCAATTTTCATGCTTTACAGCCTTAACTAGCTCAACTTTGAGACTAGCCTGCCATTCATACCAGCAAAAACCGTTAGCAAAATAGTCATTTACTCGTTGTTGTAATTCATCACGACAACTTTCGATAACAGAAGTTTTAGTTTTATAACCACGCTCACGCCAGTAAACACCGGGAGCTTTAGACCCACAAGCGCTAATACAGCGTTCGCAAGCCTCATCAAAACTATAACGATGGCCAGTAGACTCAGGTATATAGGAAGAAAACTCTCCCATCAACCATTCACGAGCTTGTTCCAAATAAATATCCGGCTCATAATCATTATTTTCATAATGATGAGCGAACAATGTTAACTGCTGAGATTCAATT